TTTGCCCAACCAAGTGCTACGGTAAGTTCTGGTTTGATGGTGATATGAAGATTGCCCTGCACATCATAGAAGTGGGACATATACTTTTGAATTACAGGATCAAATGCCATTTTCTATAAACAAATCTCAAGTATTTATTATACTACAAAACATTCACAGAAATCAAGTTTCCATTTCCATCATAACTGAATGTCTTACTTACATAAACACCAGTGCCTACAATGCTTGTAAGAATACCTGCTCCATCATAATAGAGTGTCTTGGTGCCTTCTGATGTTGTGATAGTGGATAGAGTGCCCGACTGATATTCTAAGGTCTTATCAACATTAGAAACAAACTCACCAGTGAATGCAGGTGCAGTAACAATACCAGAAAAATTTGCGTCTCCACTATTACCATCAATAACATCATTACCAATCTGAATTTGATTGGTGTCACCATTAATCGTGATACCAATACCAACATTAATAGTATTTTGAGTTGCGTTTAAAACAATAGCAGAAGAACCAGTTCCAACTGTTACTGTTTGTGCATTTGCATCTAATGTAATAGAAGAAGCACCAGCACCAACTTTAATGATTTCATCATTACCATCAATAATGATTTGATTTCCACCAGGAGCATCAATCGTAATTCTATTTAAATCTGGGTCAACAGTAATGGTTTCTGTTCCGACTGTTAGAATGCCTGTGATACGAGCATCACCAACAACATCAAGTGCTACTTGTGGGTCTGCACTATTGATACCAACATTAGAGTTTCTGTAAATGTCTCCACCGACAGTCTCATTCCAAAGTGATGATGCAGCACCAGGACTGATGAACTTAAACTTCTTTGTTGCAGCATCATAAGACAGAACTCTTCCATCAATAATAGAAGTTCTATCAATGTCATCTAAGAACCGAAGATTGACTTCACCACCGCCACCAAGAGAAGCAAGTTGCTGCTGAATACGATTAATGAAAGTTCTATAATGCTTTGCTAAATCTTCAAAAGTTACAAACTTCTGTTCTAATGGAAGCAAAGGGTCAACATCTTCTTTTATACTAACAGGACGCTCCTTGAGTTTCTCAATCTCCTCATACAGATAATCAATCTCATGAGACCAATCAACTCTCTCTGGAATGTTATCAACAGTCTTTGATACATTACGAAGAGAAGACTTCATAATGATAACTGCTTCTGTAATCTTATCCAGACTTTTGTTTAGGGAAGTGATTTCAGATTTATTATCATCAGGTATTTTATTCTCTAAAGTATTGACTTTAAGATTTAAGTTAATAATGTCCTTCTGAGTAATCTTTGGAATTGATTTCTCTACTTCACTAAGTGCTTCAGTCAAAGATGAGATTTCATTCTCATAGTATTTGACTTCAGGAAGTTCTGGTATCTCACTACGAACTTCTTCAATACGATTGGCAAGAACTTTTAAATCGCCATCATAATACTTGACCTCTGGAACTTCTGGTATTGAGTTTTGAACATTATTAATTTTCTCACTGAGTTTTGTAAGGTCGTCATCATAATACTTGACTTCTGGTAGTTCAGAAAGTTCTTTCTTTAGTTCGGCAACTCTCTCATAAAAAGTTTCTTTCGTTGCCGCAATGTCATTTACAATATCAGTTGGGTCAAATGCTTCTGGTATTTCTCTCTTACTAAGTTTTACCAGATCTTCAAGCATCTGGTGAATGACCTTCTTAATCTCTTTAAGATTTTCACCGTGCTGTTGAAATATCTCAGATCCAGATACTTGAAGTTGGTCTACTCTTTCAGTAAGTTTCTCTAAGTCATCATCATAAGACTTGACTTCTGGGAGTTCAGAAATGTATTGATCAAGTTCTTGAAGTTTTCTATTGAATGGTTCAATGTCAACTTCATCAAGACCAACCTTACTTGCAATAAGAACTTCTAACTTTGCAAGTTCTTCATCATAATACTTTGGTTCCTTGATTGTAGAAGCAACTTGTTCTAGTCTCTCACGAAGAACTTCAATCGGATCTTTTGGTTCTTCTACAACAACAGGTTCTTCCTTAACCTCAACTGCAGGTTTAGGATCAAGTAAATCTTTTGGTGATGTAAGTCTCTTATTTTTCTTCTCTTCAGCAAGTCTCTTCTTTTCTATCTCTGCAGCACGAAGTTCCCTCTGCTTCTCTTGTTGCAGACGAAACTCTTTCAATTCTAATGGTGATAATAATTTCTTTTTCAAGATACTTGAGACACTTTCATGTATTTATTTTACCAGAGAATGCTAAATAAACCAGTGCCCCATAAATCCCAAAGAAATGAAAAAAGCATTACTCGCTTTTGGAATGGTTTTGATGAGTGCGTCGTCTGCAGCAGCAGGTGGACTTACATCTAGATTATCTTCGAGTGTTCAACTTACTGTTGAAGGACCTGCAGTTCAATCTGTTAGAAGTGGTTCTTCCTATGCAGTATCTGGTGATAACATCTCGGTAACTGCTCTTGGTGGTCTTACTGGTTCTTCTGCTACTGCACCAGCAACTGTAAGTGCTGGAACTTATGGTATTGCTACTGATGGTCAAGCATTTAGTTTCTCTGAAGCACAGTATGTTGGTGATACTGTAGTCACCTCACAAACTCAACTCAGCAATGCTGGAAGATTTGATACACCAAATCTTTATGGAGATACAACAACTCAAGCAGGTGGTTATGCAGGTTCTCTTGCTGCAACTATTGATACCACAGGAGCAATGACAATCACTGCTGGCGGATCTGGTTCTACGGCAACTGGACAATTTGTAAGCGAAATCACCATAATGAACTGATTATTATGACTCGTTTACAAGAAGCAATTGGTCTAGGATTGATTCTTGGTGCGGTACATGGAGCACTTCAACCTGCTTGGAGTGTTCCTGTTGTACCAAACTTCACTCAAGGTTCAATGACCAGCCGAACAGAGACAAAACAAACTATCACAGAAACCATCAATTCGATGGATTACAATACTGGTTATCAGTATTCGGTAACTGGAACTAATGTACAAACAACTGACGGAAAAATAAATCTTCCACAAACATCAACAACTAATAGTATCGACGGAGTGACTTCGACATGGACTGGATTACAAGTAGGTTCACAAGATTGGAAGCAAACAGTACCAGGAGCAGCATTCCAATTTACAGAAACTTATATGGGACCAGGATTAAGCAATCAGACAATAATTCAAAGAGAAACAATCGTAGAAAGTACAACCGAAACTACAAGTATCTTCTCGCAATAGGTTTATTTGGACTACTATCGCCATCTCAAGCATTGGCTAATACTGTGGGTGGTGTTAGCGCCACAGCTAATCCTGTTGCTAACTCTTCAGGTTCTGTTACTAATCAGGCAATACAGGTTTTACAGGGCCCATACATCACAAACACTTACGGCGGTGGGATCCAGTGTCAGGGACCAACTCTAAACTTTACTCCTTATGTAACTGGTAGTGTATCTGCTGCTAAACCATACGAACCATATTATAATGACCCCGTGTATGATGTGACCGACAACTTCGGTGCCTTTGATGAGAATGGCAACTCTATTGGTGATGGTATCTTGGATAATCCTGGCGATGTGGTCTTCTTTAAAAGAACTAGAACAGGACAAAAAGATAACTATAATCTTTCTTTAGGTTTCTCTGCTACTTGGTCTCGTCCATTGGACCGAAAGTTACAAGACCAATGTAAAGAAGCAGCAGCAACACAGATTTCTTTACAACAGCAAATCACTGCTAACAAGAGGCTTGACTTTGAACTCGCCCGTCTTAAGAATTGTGGCTCTCTAATGAAAGAGGGAATTATGTTTACTCCTGGTACGGAGATGGCAAAGATTTGTGCTGATGTAACTGTGATGAATAAGACAGCGATTGCTCCACACCGTCATTCTATTCCTAAACTACCACCTATTTCCTCAGGTCCCGCTGCAACTGGCGTCTCTCAGCAACAGACAAAATAAGGTCCTTCTTACCCATTTTCTTTTGAATCTTATTAGCAACCTGCTTAACGGCAGGTTTTATTAGTTTAAGTAGAATCTCTGCTATTGGTTTACCAAACACTGCTGCGGATGCTGCGGCAACGGCAATGGTAACAGTAGTAGTAACTTCTTCTGCTGATGGTAGATACTGCTCTACAAATGTTGGTTCTTCTACTATTTCTATCGTTTCTTCTTTCTCAATCTTCTCACAAATCCTCAGTTCTTCGTTGTACTCTTCATCTTCTTTACAACTGGGAATAGTAATCTCTGGAATTTTTGGTGTAGGTAACTGAGGTGTTTGAGATATTTTATCAGTACCTTCAGTATCTTTTGTTTCATCTTTTAACTTTGGTACTTCTGGTTCTGGTGGACCAGTTAATTGTTGTGGTTCTTCTTCTGGGTCATAGTCAATTGGATTAAATGATGGAGTTTGTCCATCACAAAAAACAACGTTTCCATTTGGATCATTATCAACCAATCCTGGACCATCAAGATTTGCCTCGACACATCCAGGAACATTTACTATGGGAGAACCTATCGTAACTGTAACAGGAACAGGAACCTCATTAATTATTGGTTGAGGAAGTCCTGTAAAAACACTTCTGACTGGTGGGATACCAATCTCTCTAATACTAACATCACGAATTTTGGGCATCAGTCTTTAAAGAGATTGGAAATAGCAGTGAACAGATGAAAGAAAATCACGTACAAGAAAAACTTGTCCTGATTATCATTTCGTTTCTTTGCAGGTGATCTAGCCATAGTCTAGAAAAAACATACAACAATACTATTTAACGTTTCTCACAGAGTTTTAATTAAATTTTAATTAAAAAGGGATAACTCCACCAGTTTTGTTAGGAACCTCTGGCACTTCAGGCATTTCTGGGAGTGCTGCATCAATAATACCAGGCAGTGCTTCTGTGATTGCTTTCGTGACTTGCTCTGTTGCTTGCTTACGAATGTCTTCAATCATTGCATCTTTATTTGCATAAAGATAGTATCCACCACCAACTACTGATAGTGATACAAGTCCTGAAAGAAGTGCGATTGTGTTAATGACTTTTTGCATTTGATTCTCCTACTTAAGTTTTCTCCAAAGTATAATCAAAAATGCTATAGCAGCAACAATACCAATAGATTGTAAAGTACCAAACTCATTTAAACAAGTTTTCAGTGGTCCTATTTCTATAGCACCATCACATACTTCTCTTGTTGTGACAGAACCATCTGGATTAACAGTCCTATCAATCACTTGTTTATCTATCTGTATTTGTGTTTCTGGTTGGGGTGTGATGGTAATTCCTTTACGAATAATCATACTACCATTCGGTGAAGAAGTAGGAGGAATCCTAATCTGCTGTTCCATTATGTGCCCATCCATCACTCTACAAGGGTTCCGTATGCATAGGGTTCTAATTCATTCAATATTTTAGTTAATCTTACATATTCAGAACGATCATATGTAGTACCAAGCATATTTCTTTGGTACTTTCTCACAATGGTAAAAACTTCTTGCCATTGTCTTTGGTCCATATCACTCTACAAGGGTTCCGTGTGCTCTACGAATCTCACGAAGTTCTTCAAAGTTCTTTTGCTTGGTTCCACCATCGTATGCCCAAGCATATCCTTCAGTAATCATCATTTCGTTGAGTGAGAGGTCGGCATCACCGATGTATAACCATCCCAATAGACGACCATATTTTCCAACGCCCCCAACAAGCTCAGTACGAATAACAAGATCATCTTCTCCTTCAATCGCACCTTCCAGTTTTTCTTTGAGCCAATTTGTTGCGTCATAACCTAATTCTTTTTCTTCAAGATCTCTTGTTCTCTTTTCGGGAGTATCAACTCCAGCAACTCTAACTCTTTCTTTCTTATAAAGATCAAATCCCAAATCAATTGTTACATCCAGCGTATCTCCATCAAGGACACGATTTACCTCCACTACTCTAAAATTGTAACAGGACTTTCTGCTTGGTGGTTGCATAGCACCCATAACTAATCCTCATTTTTTTTTATTTATCGCATTTCTCTTTCTCGCTTCACTAATTTTTCTTTAGTTGTAACAACTCTTCCTGTTCGGCGGCAGCATCTTCCCCATCTTCCAACTCCTGGTATGCTATCTTCATTATGTATGCAATATAATACGCCACACCAAAAAGCAGTATCACCATACACCAGATGATACTCCAAGTTACATCATTAACATCATTTAGAGGACGAAGAATCAGATTCATCAAAAGTAGAAATGCTAATAATATCTAGCCCTTCTACTTCAGATGGTGTTGATTTGATAACAGGTTTCTTCTCTTCCTCTTCCCATTGTTTTCTTATTTCTTCTGCTTGCTTATCAACATCCCTAATGACTGCTTCAATCTTTGCATCTATCCACAGTTCTTTCAACCAAGTAATAAATCCTAAAGCAAGATGATCGATGGGAAACTTTTGTTTCTTTGCCCATCTCTCTGCTTTTAAATACCAAGTATCTTCACCACCCCAATGGTGTTCAAAGTTTATTTCTACCTTTTTATCAGCAGTCATTAAATGCAGACCCTACTTCAGATCCAATAGTTTCTCCAACTTGATTTCCGAGAAGAGATGCCCATCCTGCTGCTAACCATCCAATGTAAGGAATATTCATTACTGCAGGAACTAAGACACCAGTGCTAATTGCTGTCCCTGCCATTGCACCTTGTGATCGTGCTCCAGCGTCCGCGATCAAACACTCTACGTCTTTTGCAGACTTTCCCTCAGCATCAGTTGCACCTCCACCTATGTTACGTGTTCCGTCCATAGTGTATTGGTCACGACGATATTCATTTCTTTTTTCAGTTCCACCACCAAAAAATCCTTTCTTGGTTTTATCAATATTTAAAGATCTCTCAGACTCTAATACTTTAGGGTCATTTGCACGATACTCAATCTCATATCCATCCTTTCCAGCTTTGATTTTGTAGGATGAATAAGGACCTCTAGGAAGATTAATTGTAGGTGCTGGTTGAACTGGTGGTTCTTTCTTAATAAGATGTCCAAGAACACCAATGTGTGCTAAAGCAATAACCCCACCAACACTCAAAGCAACCCATTTAAAAGGACTGCTCTTTGGTTCTGATGGGGATTCACTTACAATTTCTGTGGATTCTTTTGATGTCCATTTCATTGTTTGTTAGGCTCAACGGCAGAAACTACAGGTGGTTCTTCTTTCTTTGCTACTGGTGATGATGTTTTTCCATTACCATTACCATTACCATTTCTAGCAGGACTCAAACCGAAGGCAGCTAACGAACCAGAAAAGACCGAAGCTATGAATGTGGGGTCAAAATCTAAGATCTTCTGACCGTTTGGAAGTCTAACGTAACTAAAAGTGAGGAGAGATGCAGACCAAATAAGTACAACAACTTTCACCAAATTACCAAGAACTTCATTTTTATCTTCATGATGATCATGATGGTCTTTCTCTTCTACTTTTGCTTTGGATTTGCCAAGCATGAGTATAGAGTAAGGCAGTGCTATTTAGGGAACCAATGCATCAACTGTTAAGTTTGTGCTAACAATTTTATTGTATTGCTTACAAAGTTCTTCACTTGATTCATGTTCCCATTTGTGATAGACATTCTTAAGTTGTTTTGTATAATCAGAACCATCACTGTTTCTCATTTCATTGGCAACAATGGCTTTGATTAATACATCTCTTGTTAAGTTAGTCATTCTAGATTTCTTGTATCCAACAAAGAGTTCCCAAATATAACATGAAGAGAAATCTCACGGAACTCTTCTTGGCTGGTTTTCCTGTGTAGGATTTTATTATTTAGCAATAAATCTTTGTTCAACTAACCACTTACGGGTCAATGGTGTTGGTTCATAAACTTCCCACATCGGTGTAGGTGATGCACATGCCTTTAGAGCATTCATAGTCATACCTTCAGTATGTCCTGCCCAGAATGCTTCTTTCTCCCATGGCCATGCTGCTTTAGGATAGGTATCCTCCACAACATTCTGCCAATACTTTGGAACTTTCTCTTCTGGATTGATAAGAGCAACGAAAGAGTTATCAATACTTCCTGCCATACAATCTTGGGCGGCATGATAACCTTCATGTCTCATCACTGACATTAAAGCACTGGGGCGTCCCATAAATGCTTTATTGAGGAAAAATTTATTTTCTTTAGTGTGATATAGTCCCCTAGTAGCTACAACAAAATACTTTTGGTCTGCTAGAAACACGTCAATTCCGATTTGATTGAGATAAACGAGCATGGAGTTGAACTCGTTAGCAATGTGAGTATAACGAGTAGGATTATCATACTCAGAAGATACATCAAGTAAACTGAAGACTTGTTTGACTCCATCTGTACACTCTCGGAGAACCATACATCCAGTGGCATCGGGAGTATAAAACTTAACTTCTGGATCAGAAGTTTTGCTGCTGACATTTCCACCAGTCAGACCACCACCTTGGGCAAGTTCTGGATTCTTGTTAGCAAGGGCAGGAGCAGCAAGTGATGCTGCAGCAAGTAGACTAATAAAAAGTTTTTTCATGCGTAATAAGCCTCATAATATTTTACGATACCATTAGTATTTACATTACCTTGTGAAACCCAATCATGGACACATTCGTAAATACTTTGATTAGTGTATCTAGGTATTCCGTCAGAAGAAAGTTGATGTCCAAACTTCTTAAGAAGAACGTTGAGAGCACTAGTTCTTAGTGCCATTCTATCATCAGAATACCGCCAGTCTTGTTCAGTCATCGATACTGCCCCATACCAGTGCCAGAGTTCCAACCCTCTTGGAAGTTCTCAGACCCGCCCATAGATTGTTTTGTTTCATCTACGGTGTTCCAATTACTGGTCGCAATCTCATACATCACTTGGTGAATGTTTTCAGGTTCTTGAGTCTCCTCTTTCCTTTGGTCTTGTTCAATTTGAGATTCTGCGGCAACTGTTTCTTCATAATCGTTTTGCTTTTCAGATTTAGGTGCTGGTCCGAACCAAGAGTCATCTTCAAGAACTTTAGGTGCAGGGATACCAACATAGTTTTCTGCATGTCCCAACCATCCATAACCTTGTGTGAAATGACCGGGACCACACTCATGAATAGGTGCTTCCAAACTTTCACAATTAACAATTTGATCGTCAACTGCACACTCAAGTTCTTTTTCGGAAGTCACTGTCTTCACGGCAGACTGAATCATAGATGCAAATCGTTTAATCATGCTAGTACCAGTTTCTTAGTGTAATTGTAGGCATACTGCTCTCGGTATCCCTTAATGCCCCATCCTAACCAATAATAGGCGGGAACCATGTATTGGGAGACAGTTTTTCCACTGCCCTCAAACTCAGGTAGATACCGTTGGAAGACACTCTCATTAATCATGTATCGTGTCTGTCCTTCCAGACTGCTGGGGTCGCAGTCGTACTTATCACAGAACTTACCTAGATTATTGTATCGTCCTAGGCTGGTCCACTGAATAAGGCCATACCCACCCCGAGTGCAATCCCTGTAAGAAACTCTAGCCCCTCCCTCGCATATGTTGGGAATGAAGTTGCTTTCAGACTTAATGTTTCCCATGATCGTAGCAAGTGCATTGCGATCTGAGATTCTGGTTTTTTCTTGGAGTTGTGCAAGGACATATTGTTCGTTAGGAGTGCAGTCCTCACACTTCCAAGTAGGTTCATAGAGAATAACAGGAATCTCTACTGGAGGGGGTGCTGTGGCGATTGTAGACGCACATGCAGACCCTGTGACGCCCATCATTAGAAGTGTTAGGATTCGTTTGAGCATAAAAAATGGGAGACCATTGAGTCTCCCTATAATAGGGTATTTTATCTAGGTTGTCAAGGGGTAGGGACGGCAACAGGAACCATCATTCCACCTTGGTGGTCATCGTCATCATCAACATCATCTGTTAGAGCACTACCAAAAATGAATGCTCCTACCAGGATAGTTGCTAATAACAACATCACCAAATACCCGGAATCAGGTCGCCGGTAAGGGCATAGGATCCCATAGCAGCCATGATACCGATCATTGCTGCCCAACCATTAATGCGTTCTGCTTTTTCGTTCATTGTTTTTCCTCTAGTGTTTTGTTAGTGATGATGATCTTTTGACCATCGTGAGTAAATTGTAGCACATCGTCTGGGTGCCACAGTAGCTCTTCATACAGATCATCTAATTTCTGCATGTCGATATAAAGTTGGTCTGGATTAGGCATACTGGTCAAATAACTTTCTAATGTTTTGAGTGATTTGCATTCCTCCAACTTTCTCTTCGAGTTTGATGCCATCAGCATCAGTGATGATAAGGACAGGAGTTGCCGTTACACCATACTTAGAAGCAAGGTCAAGGTTCTCCTGTGGAATTGGAATGTCGCTGAAATCTTCAAGGTCTACTTTCTCTAAAAGAGAAGTGCGTTCATCCTTGATAGAATTCATGTATTTGTCAACAAGAGCGCAAGGTCCGCATGACTTTTTAGAAAAAAGATAAAATTTGTTCATGAGAGTTCAAGAAAAAATTTAGTGTTATCTCCACGGGTATTTTCGTAGATGGAACTATCACCATAAGTTTTATGGTCTTTGTATCCTACCATACGACCCTTCGTATTTTGAAGAGCAGGCATAAATGCAATAAGGAAGAATACTGCAGGTGCTCCAATCAAAAGAGCACCACCAATAACATAATAAGTAAGGAGTTCAGCAATGTCAGGCATTAGATTTAAAATAATTAAGAATGATGTGCTTTGAGTTCTGGATTGGGTTGAGATTTACTCAAGTCCCTACGAGTTTGATTTTTGATTACAATAAAAGCATCTTTGTTGATTTTGCGAGTACCAAGAGGTGATTGCCACTTCTTATTATACTCTTCACCAACATCAATACCTGATACTTGAGTTCCTGCCATTTCAACAGAAATCTCATCACCTTCTTCCCATCCAAACTTCTGAATGAGAGAAGCAACTTGTTCATACAAGGACGGAGATTCCATCACTCGATCTTCAGGTTCAAGTTTACCAATCATTAGTAAGTCTCACAGAGTTTTTCTACAGAAAATCCTAGCAGAACAAAGAATAAAATGCTAGTAAGTGTAAAGATAGTTTCGGTC